AACGGCTTCCTTCTGATTGGCCGACATCGGCGCTTCGTCCACAATCACGTCGTAAGAAGCTGTGCCCGTCTGTTTCATCAAAGGAACGTACTGCTCAGCGCCTGCGTCCGCGCCTGCGATGCGGATCAATCGACCGTCGCTGATGTACTCCTGAATGAAGTGCAGCATTACCCGGCCTTGCATCTTGCGATACCGACGAAGGCTGTCGAAGAACACGGCAAGGATCGCGTAGCCGGCCTGTTTGCGCTGAGCTTCCAAAACGCCGGCCTGCTCTTTCTGCACGAGGCCGAGCAGCTCGAGGTTGATGCCCGTGACCTGGGGCATCGATCCCACGGCAAACTCTAGCAAACGGTCCAGACCCTGCGGATACGCTTTAGCCTCGCGCTCCTGAATTGAGCCGCGGCCGAGAGCGCCCGCCTTTACCTCGATCATCCCGTCAGGCTTGGACCAGTCCTCCATAGCCTTGCGCGGGTTCTCAAACGCATCTTTCTCATACAGCACGCCGCCCTTGGAAGACGTGTTTAGAATGTGCAGGATCTGGCTTAGCCACTTGTTAGCCCACATCTGCGGGTCCATCATCGCGCGGACGATGCCGTACCACGTGCCGTGGTTGCGATCCCGTTTGCCGGTGATGCAATTGAACGTGAACGAATTGCAATCGATCTTGCTCTTGGGTTCGAGCAGCACGTTGCCCGACGTGAACGCTTGATAGTACTTGCGTACCTTGAGCTTGACGGCCGGAGGCGGCTGCATACCCACAGCGATGAACTGCTGAACGATAGCCTTGTATTCGTCGGGGTCCATCGTAGCTGACTGGCCCGACTGCTCATCGGAAATCTTGAACGCCTCTTCCAGCTCCCACCACTGGAAATGCTTGATCCAGACTTTGCCCTTGTGCTGATCTTCCCCCGTAACTTCCGGGTCGCCGTTCTCGTAGTCGTCGCCAGCCCCGGATTGGCCGCGGCCGATCATCATGTCTTGATCGGCGCCGTCGTTGCCCGACGATAGCAGCTTGTCTTTCCATTCCTTGGGGAGTTCGGAGCGGTTGCGATAGCGCGCCCGGTAGCAGAACTGACGGTCAGCCAGGTTGCGCTTGCGCGAACTTGGGTCGCTCCACATCTCGAACGGGTCGATGCGGTCGATGCGGATAGTTCCCTCGGGGTCGATCTCGTAGTCCATGCGGGTCTCGGTCCAACCCATCCCGCATACGATCACGTCAGAGAATGCATCGCTCTCTTCGTCCTCAGCATCGCAGATATCGCGTGCCCAATCGTTGGCCGCGCTGATAACTTCGTTGACCTGCACGTCCCCGATTTCACGTGGAACAAACCGAACCTCTTGCCGGTTCAGGATCTCGGCGCCGAGCACCGCGTCAACCATCGGCCCGGTCCGGTTGAACACGATCGGCTGGCGCATCTGCTCAAGCAGAGCTGCCTTGTCATCCGACGACCATTGATTGCCGGCCACGAAGTCGTAAGCGCGCCGCGACTCTACCCGCCACGATGACCAGTGCTGCCGCGCCTGCTTTTCCCACGACTGCAGCTTGCGGACGAGCTCCTCGTCCTCGTGCTCCAGATCTTCGCCGGCTTCGGTCTCGATGTCGTCGCCTTCGTCGTCGCTCATGCCGCCCACGCGCTGCCTCCGCCCCGGCGTCGAGTGTAGCGATCCTTTGCTTCTGGGATGTAGTCGGGCGTAAACCCGCAAGCGCCGGTCATGTAAGCGTCAGCCCCATGCGAAGCCCAATCGTGCTCCGGCTCGCTGCGATACGTGGCGCGGCGCTCGTCCCATTTCTTGCGATAGTTGTCCAAGCACTGGATACCACGTGTGCAGTGTTCCTCGTCTATCCAGCTCATAGCCAGCATGTTGCGGGCGGCTTCGATCGCGTTCATCTTGTTGTCGATCCGCGATACCACGATGAAGTCAATACCAAGATCGCGGGCAACGTCCACGGTTGCTTTGGCGCCAGGTAAGATCCAATGCGAGTTATCGAGATCGTGCGGCCCGTAGTGCTTGCCGTACTTCCACCCGCGCGCCGCAGCCTTCTCTCGCAGGATGCGGGCATAGAACTCGACGCCCTCGCCGTTGTTCTCGTAGTAGTCAACGAAATGATGCATCTGGCCGTGTCCCTGGTGGAACCAGATCGAAGTGTTATCGTCCTTGCCGATGTCCCAGAACGTGTTGACCGGGCGGGATGGATCAAGCGGCACCTTGCCGATGCGTCGGGTCTCGCGCGCCTTGCTCATCTGCGTCTTCCAGTAGGCGCCCTCGACGCTGGCCGCGAACGCTTCGTCGAGGAAGCTCGGGAACTCCCGGCCCATGTCGTCGGGTCCGATCAGCTTCCTTTTAATCGTGTACCAGTTCTTCTGCCCCTGACTGAGTTTGATGCCATGCTTGGCTTCCAGATCGGCAAAATACTCAGCCAACTCCTGCGGTATCGTCACGTCCGCGTCATCGGTGTATTCGGCTTTTCTGTGCCACGGGAAGAAATGCAGCTTAAACTCTTGCCGGCTGATCTTGCGGCCGATCTTCTGCTGTGAATCGGCCTCTTTGACGATAGCGTGAAAGTCTCCACCAACGCCTTCCGCCGTGCTCTCAACGAATATCATCTGCCCCATGTGCACGGTGCCGAATGCGCCAGTTCTGATCTCTCGTGCCTTGTCGGGATACTGAGCGCTGATCTTGCCGAACTCTGACACGTGGAGGATTTGGAGGGTGCCGCCGCGATGGCTGGTGCCGACAGTCACGCTGCTGCCGTTGGTCCACTCAAGTTGATGCGCGTTCTCTTTCTTTAGCTTGATCTGCTCACGAAGCTCTGGCGGTAGCCCGTCATAGGCGAACTTGATCTTGTCGAGCTTCCCCTTGGCGTCGTCAATCGTGATATCGACGATGCCAGCAGCGGTGTTCGGCCGAAACAGGCACGTGTCGAGAATAAAGATCGCGATGAATGTGGAGAAGCCGAGCTGCCGCGCCTTGGGGATCACGTTGAGCGGGTGCAGATCATCCCAGAGTTGAAGCTGAGCTTCATTCGGAACGAAGCGCACTTCGCGCCCTTCCTCGTCCTTTATCCGGTAGAGATTGCAAAGCCGCCACCAGCGGTTGCCGAGAAGATCGGCCAAAGCGTCAGCCGTTGTCATCTTTAGGAAAGACGTTCCCGGTTGCTACACGCGCCAGAAGCGCAGCGAGATCGCCCCCGGCTTTCAGTGTAGTGTCGCTCTCGGTCTTCTCGCGCCAATCGTCAGGGAAACGAGCAGCCATTGAGCGTCCCCACACTTGGCCGTTAAACTTGTCTCCGACCATTCCTGACTGGCCTGCGTCTTCCCACCACTGCTGCTCCAAAACCTTCGCGCGTTGTAAGGCGGATAAAAACTCTGGGTGCGCTTCTTCCCAATTGACCAGAGTTCGTTTGCAAACTCCAAGCTCTGCTGCAATCCAAGCACGGCTTTTTCCGGACTTCCCCCAAGCAATAGCTCGATCGCAATACTCGGGGCGGTAGTCCGTTGGCCGACCTCCTGCGTGCTTTGGTGTGTCGTTGCCGTCTGCGCTCATGCTACCGCTTTAACGCTGTTGTGAGTGCATTCATAGCCATCACCCAGTCTTTGGGGCTTATGTCGAGGTGCTGAGTGATGGCGCGGTCTACTGCGAAGCGGTCTTCATCCGGCAGTGTGGTGTAGTCTGCCATAATGGTTTGCAGGCTTTCAGCAAACTGACTTTTGGCCGACTTTGCTTTCGTCTTGGTGTCGGTCATGTCTTGACGCTTTGGACCAGCACATACGGGTCAATGCCGGGATTTAGATCGCCGGCCTCAATGTGCACTTTGCGCGTGTCGTCTTCGATGATCGCTCCGAACGGCATGGAGCGCACCACTAGCACGCTCTTGCGATCGTCCGGCAGGGCGCTGAGAACCTTCTGCGCTTCGTCGTTGGTCATATTAGTACTTCTTCCCGCCCTTGGGCTTCATCGGGGCAGGCTTAGGCTTGGGTTTCATGGGCATGTCGGGTTCCTTTTGGTTAGGCTGCAGCAAGCTTAGATTTGATAGCGTCGGCAATAGAACGAGATCCGTCGATCGGTGCAGGCTTGGGCTGTGCGAACTGAGGATGCAGGATCTCGGCGGTCTTGGCAGCGACGGCCGGTGCGTCTTCGTGCTCCATGCCGTAAACGATCAGGCCGAAGTGAATGCCGAACATGCCCAACAACATCATGGTCACGGCGTTAAACACCGCGATCAGGGTCATAGCGGCCATGAGGCTGACACCGATCTGGCTGGCGATAAGCTCGGCCATAGGATCGGCAGAAGCAACGTGCTGGCCTAGTGTGCCCTCGTTTTTGCTGGAGATAGCCAACATTGAAGTCTCGACGGCTTCCTTACGCTTGGCACGGCCGATAGTGGCGGTTGCGTCGGCTACCTGACGGCAGAGAACCGAGAACCGGCCGGGCTCGGCGCAGCCCTTGGTTTCAGCCCATCCCTTACGGGTCTTGAGCTTGTCGAGTGCGCTTTGAGCGGTCAGTACCGAGGGGACTGCGGCCATGGTGGCAAGTTCCGCTTGAAGGCGGGTCTGCTCGGTCTGGCGCGCGGCGAGGTTGGATTGATTGATGCCCTGGCCGGCAGAGCGCTCAGCGCGGCCCATGTTGATCTGCTGAGAAGCAGCGAACACGCCGAAGCAGACGCAAAGGGCCATGAGGCCGCCGAGAGCACGCTTTGACTGGACCTTGCCGCGGTTGGCGAGAGAGATAATCCCAATCGCTGCAGCAGCCACGAATAGCTCGACGGCTGCGCCACCAATGGCGTCAACGTAGACCATCCAGCCGGTGCTGAACTTCGATGCGACGACGGCGTTTTTGGTCGCCTGATATCCGAAAGCTGCGATACCCGCCACGATCATGCCGATTCCAGCAAGCTGGGATAGGCTTCGCGTTTTGAGGAATTGCAACGTGCTCATGGCGTTCTCTCCAGCGCTGGGGGTCTGAGATACGCTCACGGATGGACTTAGCGACATCAGCGGGACATGCGGGTATAGGCTACGACAGCAGCGCAGGCGAAAGCGCTGATCGCGAAGAAGGTGAGAGCCATCGTCATGTCGGGTTCACCTTCCCTGCTGTAGGGTGGTTTCAGGTCGGCGTATCGCGTGTGTGAGTGGCGTAAACGGAAGCGGCCAGCCGTTGTGTGGCTGGCTTAGTGCTTCGGGCGCAATTCTGGATTGGGTAGCTCTACGTATTGTGGGATTTTCCCACAATCAAACGGAGCCAAGGGGCGCTACGCTGAAATTTGACGCTCATCCTGAATTGCACAATCCCACATTCGGCCACAATCGTCAACCCGGTCGAAGTTGGGTGTAGTGGATGGATTGCGTCTGGCGCTTTCCGAGCATGTCCCACTCGACGCAGCAAAACCGGCCCGACGTGCTTTTGACCGTGACAGCGATCTCCCCCCGGAATGCAGGCTGACCCGCGTGGTAGGGGTTCTGATCGGTATCAGCGCGGCGTTGTGGCCGGCCAATGTAGAGGTTGGCCAGTTCCGCCTTGCTGGCGCTGCCGATCGATGGCTTGACGTGCTTGGCGAACATGATGTGGCACACACGATCGCTGAACACGTACCCCGGCGCCGTGGCTCGAGGTTTGCCGGTAAAGGGGTTTCGCTTGCTGGACCTATCACGGGCCACGTAAGCGCGGGCGCCGGCCTCACGAAGCTCCTGAGCGGCTTTGTGCTCAAAGTTCGGGGCGGTGCGGTAGACGACGGCTCGATTGCTCATGATCGGATCAACCTCTCGTAGCTTCCGCCGACGTGAAACCCTCGGCAGTACGGGCACCGATACACACTGACGCGCGCCTCATCGTGTCGCTTGTCCTTAAAACGTCGGCGCTGCCTCTTCACGCGATGCGCGGCGGCGCAGTAATCACGGTACTGGATCTTCCCGGCGCAGGATGCGGTCTCGACTTCGTTACCTCTTCTCATGATGTACCCTCATCGGGGACGCTTGCACGCGGTAGGAGGTCAGTGGGCGTATGCCTCTGGAGTCGGGCGAACGCTGTCGTAGTCCTCAAGCAAGTCTTCCAGCGCTGCTTTCACGAGATCCTTGCACCCAAAGGCGCGGGCTCGGATTTCTTCGGCTGAAACCACGATCAGCATCACGGCTTCGGTCCGATCGTCGGTGATCTCGTCGAGTTCGGCGTGGAGGCGTTCGAGTGTCACTTGGCCACCCCCTTGTATTTCTTCCTGTTGGCGGACTGATAGACCTGGTTCAAGGTTCGGCCGGGCGGCTTGCGCTTCGGCTTGATCTTCATCGATCCCATCTGATCGGCAATCGCCTCAAATGAGCCGCCGATCGGGATGCCTTTCAGAGCAGGCGTCGGTTTCTTGGCCATGGCGTCCTCTATGAGCTGGTAGAGAAGGGCTTGGGTCTGTCCGATCATGAGGTTTCAACCTTCGTCACCTGCACGGTAAACTCCTGGCTTATTCCGTCGTCGTAGCCGTGCCGACCAGTAATGAAGCCGTGAATCACAACCGGAATGCGCTCGGGTAGATCGTGGCCCTTGCCGCGCTTCTCAATGATCTTGTCGAGCTGCTTGCGCCCGTGCTTCACGTCGAGAAGAACGAAGTCTGATTGGAGTTTCACGCTGCCCTCCTGATGAGCTGCTTCACGATGCGCCGTCTTCTGTCCGACTTGGTGCGGCGGGACTTTCTTGTCCTAGGCTTGTAGGAACGAAGGACAGTCAGATAGCGGGCTAGGTCTAAGCGGGCCTCTATAGAAAGGGGGGTCATGCGGGAACCTCATCGTGCAGCCAGACGAGAACGACAGCGTTCCCCTCGGTTCCCCATACCTTCCAGCCCTTGGCGATGTACTCTCTGGCCATGTCGAGGGGCACGCGCTTGTGCCAGTGGTTTTCGTAGGTCATCGCGCTAAATCCCTGATTGCGTTCGATCCCATGTCGCAATAAAGCGAAACTATTCCAGGCTCGCCCTGCCTGCTTTTTGCAACGATAACTTCCATCACGTTTCGCGCCGCTTCCAATTCCGTTTGCCGGCATTGTTCGGCGTGGCTTCCAGCTTCGTGTTTCGTGCGTTCTAGGTAGTAGGCTTCCCGGTACGGAAACAGGATCACATCGGCGTCTTGCTCCAGGGCTCCACTGTCGCGAAGGTCGGCCATCGACGGTCGTTTGTTCTCCCGGCCTTCCGTGCCGCGGTTCAATTGGCTCAACAACACCAGCGCAATGTCGAGATCCTTGGCGATGCCCTTCAACGCTGCCGACGTTTCCGTGACCTCGTTGACCTTGCTGCCGCGATAGCGATCCGACGCCTTGATGAATCCGAGATGGTCGATCATCACCAGAGAGAGCCGATTGCCTCGAGCTGCAAATTTCTTCTGTTCCGCTCTGATACGGCTTCCAATCTCGGCCGCAGTGAGTGACGAGCTGTCGTCGATCTGGATCGGAAGAGATTTGAATTCCTTGACGGCTTGGTTGATCATCGACCAGTCACCATCGCCGATTTTGTTCGCGCCGAATGCCGAGTAAGTCATGCGGCGATTTGAAGAATACGCCAGATCGGTTAGAGCCCGATGCGTAATCTGATCGGTCGGCATTTCCATCGACAAGAAAAACACGCCGTTTCCAGATCGCGCGGTCTTTAACATCGACGAAATCGCGAGCGCGGTTTTCCCCATAGAAGGCCGGCCGGCGAGAATGCTGTACTGCTTGCGCCGCCAGCCTCCACCGATGCGCTTGTCGAGATCCAAGAAGCCCGACGTGAACACGTCGCTGCCGTCGTTGTTCACAATCGCGTCGATGGCGTCGAACATCGCATCCCCGATCGAGATCGATTGGCGCTGGCCTGCGTTGGCAAGGGCGAGAACCTGGTCGATCGAGGCCACAGCTTCGGATGCGAGTGCTGCTATCGTGATTTCGGGATTGGAGCTTGCGGCCATCAGATCGGCGCCGACGTAGTGCAGCTTGCGTTTCATTGCGATCGTGCGCACGGCCTGAGCATAGCCGACAGCGCCCGATATCGTCGGCGTGCGGGCTGCAACGCTGCCCAGGTACATCCACACGGGCAAATCACCGATGTCCGGCAGATCGGCCACGAACGGTTTCAGCGTCAACGGCGTGACCTGGGATTGCTCGGCGCGAAGCACCAGGGCGCGGGCGAACACATGCCGGTGAATCGGGTCGCCGAAGTCGTCGGGCGTCACGATACCCGCCACCGTGTCGATCAAGCTGTTCTCGATCATGATCGCGCCAAGCAAGGCTTGCTCAACGTCGATATTGATCGGTTCTTGAGGGGTTGCGTCGAACATGGTCAGAACTCATACCGGGCGGGCTTGGCGTAGCGGATCGTGTCGGACGAGACGACGTGCGGGATGTCGGCCGGGTGGACGTTGCGGGGAGCGCCGAAACGCCCGCTGGCCTTGTTTTCTATCGCGATCTGCGCCCACTTGCGCAGAACCGCCATGGCATCCCCGTGGCTCGGGTAAGGGGTTTTCGAGAGGTCCGGGGCTGCACGGTTGCACACCGCCGTTAGGTCGATGCCCGGAAATTCCTCAGCCAACGTCGCCGCGCTGCCGTTGACCACGGTCAGCTTGCCGTCGATCAGCGTGATCCCCCGGCTGCCGTCAAGTTCGCCCTTGGTGCGTTGGATCGATCGAGCCGACTTGGCTGTCTTGCCGGCCTTGATGGCGAGGCCGGCGAGATGGGCTTGGCTGGCGAGCTCGTCGGCCCTGTCGATTTCCGATCGAGCCGACAATGGAGCCGACAATGGAGCCGACTTACTATCATCCCCCGATGTTTCCGGGGAACCTGTTTCCGGATTTTCAGGGTTCCTGTTTCCGGAGTTCCCGATCTTTGGAACAACGAAAAGGCATGGTTGCTCGTGCACTTCCGGGGCGGTTTCAAACGGCTCGACGGTGATGATTTGGGGCTGGTTTCGCATCCGTCTTGCGGTGACGATTCCGCGCCGTTGCAAGCTGCCGCTGGCTGAGCTGAATTGCTGTTCCGAGAGGCCGCACAGTTCGCGAAGCTGGTCCTGGCTCTTGCCGCGGACTTGGCGGGATTCCTCGTCCATCTCCAGGCGATAGACGGAAAGCACCTTGGCTTCGTTGCGCGACAGGTCCATGGAAACGATCGCGCGCATATCATCGAAAATCGACGCTTTGGCCTTGATTTTGCCGTTGATTTTCATTATCGTCTTCCTTGTGTTTGGATCTTTTGAGGCGGGGCCCTTGCCGGGGCAATTCCCGCCTCTTTTCTTTTCAGGCTTCGACGAGTTCTTTCACCGGCTGCACCGTGGGCACCGATTGCCTCGTCTTGGGCTCTGGATGGCCAGTGCAGCGGTGGACGTGAGCTGGGCAGTAGGACGTTCCAACTGAGCGATTGAGCCCGCAGTAGCCGAAATCTGGGCTCTGAGGATCACCGATTGGGAACCTGCAATGCCAGGGCTCCAAATCAGCGAATGCGACCCGTGGAACGTCGTCGATGTTCGGGGGCGGTAGCGATGCTGGCTGCGGTGCGCCGTCGTGGTGGTAACGCAGGCCGGTGACGCTTCCGACGCGGGGCGCCCGCTTGACGGGTTTCGGGGCTGGCGCGCGGCGTTCGTAGCTGCGGCGTGAGGCACCATCGATGGGGCGCAGCAACAGCGGAACGCCGATGCGGTGCAGTTTTCCAATGACCGCGTTTCGCGACAGGCCACCCATCAAATATGCGATCGAAGACGCCGACAGCGGCGGGCTGGTCTGTTGAGCCAAGGTCTTGAGCTTCGAAACTTTATCTTCATCCCAGGTCATGACAGCGCCTCCGTCCAGGGCGAGTACAGATCAAAGCGGTTGAGGCGATCGTTAGCCTCAAGTTTCCAGCCGTGTCGCGTCAGGTCTGGGACTACGACGGTCATAGCGTGGGCGTCGTAGTCCATGGTGTTTTTCCATCGCGGTGGATTGCCCGGCCCGTGGATAACGAGGCGCATTTGGCCGTGCGTGTTGCCATCCGGGCACGATTTGGATACAACGTTAGTCATAGTAGGTAGCCCCTCCCAACGGGGTTGCGCGTTGACGTCGGAGCATGCTCCACGAGCCGTCTCCGTAAGCGCCGGTAGTGAGTGTGACCCTCGCCATCGGCGCAATCGTTTCTAGGCTTCCAGTTGGGGCCGACCGAATGCGGTACGGTCGGCCCCGTCTGGAGGGCACCAGATGCTCACAGCGAGCGGAGGATCGGCGGACGTTGCTACACGGCAGCTTGAACAAAGCGCCAACTCCCGCACCTTGCGGCAACAAGCATCCACCAACCCACCGCTCACGGCGGGCAGCTACTCAGACGCAACAATACGGTGACGCTACTTTACGCGGCGGCGCGGCTTTCGGCCTTTCGGACATGCCGGCGCACTGACTTTCCCTCCATAAACGCACGGATTCTATCCGCCGTGTCGAGGGTTACGCTATTACCCGCCCGCAACTTGCGCACTAGGTGCCCGTCGTTCAGCGCCGCTAGGCCGAACGCAGTCGCGCTCATCGAATTGTGCTCGATGAACTGCTCAATATCAGCCAGCAACTTGTCGGTCGATCTGATCATGTGCCATACCTTAGTGGGGGCTTATACATAGGTCAAGGTGCGAGTGGCTTATCCACAAGAATGTAGATTTCTACATTTCATATTGACATGTGTATTTTCACCCATTAGGTTGCATCTATCACCGCCGCAAACAACCGCTGAAGAGGTTGCCCAGAACGCGGATCGGCTCGCCCCCAGGAAGCTCTAGGCGCGGCGGTGATGCTTCAAACAGGAGACGGCTATGTCCATCGAAGTTACCAGCGCCGAACTGATCCAGGCAAAGCGGGCCGTGCTGGTGATGGCCGACATGACAAAGCTGGCTCTTTCGATGGCTTCGAAAACGATGCCGCTCGAAGTCAAGCAAGACATTTTGGCTCTGACGAAGCTGATCAAGAAACTCGATGCCGTGGCCAAGTAGGCGCGGCGGTGACCAACACAAAGAGGGAGAGGCCAAGATGTCGAGAACGGAACAGGAAGCTGAGTTCTTCGAGAAGATCGTCAAAGCGTATCGCGCCAACAAGCGGGCACCCGTGCCGCCGACCGTCATTGACCCTGCTAAATACGACCTCCGCAAAGCATCGCCTGCAACCCGTGCATTCCTTCACGCTGCCCACGCCATGAGCGGTGCGTCCTTGATCGAGAAGGCCGCCGCCAAGGCTGACGTGCTCGCCCTGCTGACGATCCTTGAGGAAACCACGCAATCCAGATCCGTTGCCGAGCGCTGCGCCAAGGCTAAGCAGGTGCTGGCATGAGCAAGCCAAACCGCCCCACACAAGCCGGCATCGAAGGACTGCTCCAAGACATGGGCGAGGTCTGCACCGGGACCAGCTACGAACTCAGCAACAGCGAACTGTTCATCACCGAGGCCAACGCCTCCGACTGGTACGCCTTCCATGCCGATCTGAACGCGATGTTCGACCGGCTGCAAAACCTAATCGACGACAGTAAACACCCGGAAGAAACGCCAGCCGAGTATCTCGAATACAGCGGCGACGAATACAAGCCGGCGATGTCCATTTAGTCACCTCGCCCCTTCCAACAGGGGCGGGGGAAGGACCGGGCGCGCGAAAGTCGCGTTTCGTTGCGGGGCGTTAAGCCCGGTCCACAATTTCTATTAATAGCGAGGGCGTGGAATGAGCGAAGCGGTAGCAAAGATAGAGCCGGATGCGCCTGTTGCAGTCCAGCCGGAAACGTCGGCTCTTATCAGCATGATCGAGCGCGCGGCGCGTGATCCGAGCGTCGATATCGATAAAATGGAACGGCTGTTCCAGATGCACGAACGCGTTGAGAACAAGGCGAGGGAGTCCGCATTCAACACGGCCATGGCTGCGGCACAAGCTGAGTTGAAGCCCGTTGCTCGCAAGCTCAACAATACGCAGACCAACAGCAAATATGCCGACCTAGCGGCAATCTCGGAAGCGGCCGACCCGATTATTCACAAGCACGGCTTCGGTATCATTTCGAGCGAGTTCCAATCCGCACTACCGCAACACATCGGGGTTCGGCTCAAGGTCACTCACGCGGCCGGTCACAGCGAGGGGTACGACTTCAACATTCCAACCGATGGAACCGGGCTCAAGGGTACTCCCAACAAGACAGCAACCCACGCTTACGCTTCAACCATTACCTACGGCCGACGCTGTGCCAAGTGCGCCGTGTTCGACATTGCCACGATGAACGACACGGACGGCAATTCAGCGGCGGCAGGCAAAGCCAATGTAGAACCGGCCACGCTCGACGAAATCTTCAAACTGATTGACGACACGAAGTCGGAACGGCCTTGGTTCCTAGAGCACTACAGCGTCGAGACGTTCGACGACTTGAACGGAAAGCAGCGCAACGAGATCAAGTCCAATCTGCTCACGAAGCTGGCGCACATCAGGAAAACAAAAAATGGCTGACGGAGCTACATCAACCGAACTGATCAGCATCCCCAAAGCGGATGCTTTGACGGTGTTCACCACGCCGGAACAAATCGACCCGATCCTCGCCCGCATCCGGCAGGAAATCGACGCATTCGTGCCGGACATATCGTCGAAGCGCGGTCGCGACAACGTGGCCTCGATGGCCTACCGCGTGGCTCGGTCCAAGACCTATCTCGATGGCGTCGGCAAAGAACTCGCCGACGAACTGAAGGACGTGCCGAAGAAGATCGACGCATCACGCAAGCGCATCCGCGAGACGCTCGATGCCTGGCAGAAGGAAGTGCGCAAGCCTCTGACGGAGTGGGAGGACGCCGAGGAAGCGCGCGTCAATCGGATCAGATCG